TTTCAGTTGAAACTTGGCTATGAACTTGAGAAGAAAGAGTTGGAACATACACTGGCGATTGATACACTCAACTTACGCCTTGACTCTCTCAGCGAAGAATACAAGATTGTTATCACCGCGAAAGACAAAGAGATCCACGACTTACACAAGCTAATAAAGAACCACTCCCCAGCCACCAACATTTGGTGGTCGTTAGGAGGGGCAGCTGTAGGCATAGCAACAACAGCATTTATCGTTCATGTGGCAAAATGAAGAATAAAGATCCAAACTATGTTGCAAAGCTAGAGCAAGCTATTGCAAAGAAGTATGGAGAGAAAACAATCCAGAACCCAAGAGGAAACTGGGACGAAGAAAAAGAAAAAGATTACGAGGAACAATTAAAAAAGCTCGCCGAGAAAGAAAGAGACACGGAAGAACGAGACGAGAAAATAGAAGTAGATGGTATTTTAATGTCGAGAAAACTACTTAATAGAGAAACTACAAAAAGATCTTGTCCTGTTTGCGGAGCTTATTCTTTCAAGATACGCGATGATGTATTCATGAACAAATTTGATTGTTGTTATAAGTGCCACATTCAGTGGGTAGAAGGGCGAGAAGATCGCTGGAAAACAGGTTGGAGACCAGAATAAATGAATGAACAAAAAAAAGGATCTTTTACAGAAACTAGACAGGTCGAAAGAATGATAAATCTTTTAGAGAGTATAGATTCTCATCTTGCATCGATGGTGTATTACCAGAATCCTGAATCGGGAGGCTTTGCTCCTGCTATAGAAAAGGCCATAGCGCAACCATTTATTGACGAGAGCATAGAAACAATTATTAAAAAAGAGATCGCACAAATCTTAGGAGAGAATTTAAATGGCAACAACTTTAGAAATCGTTAGAGGTATATCTCAGGTCATGGCAAATAGCTATGATGGAGCACTTGATGATAATGGCGAGCCTATCAAGGTTGGCCTTAAAAGAGAAGAGGGTCATAATATTAATGATTCTAGAATAATGGACGGCTTTAAGGTTTCTTTTCATGGGCCTCAATTGTGTATTCATTACCATGCGGAAATTAGAATTAAAGATGCCCACAATAAAGACTTTGAGGGTGAACTTGAACAAATGATTGCTGATATCGCAAAGTTCCTCAAGAAAGAATACAAAAAGGTAACTGGTAATGCTCTTTCTCTTAAATCAGCTTGCGACTGCGAGGCAATAGTACAAAACACTTCCCGCGTCCGGACTTGGGTACAAGCTAAACAATTATTTGACATTGGTGGAATTGACAGTGATACAGAAACCATCAAGGGAGAAAGCAAAGACAGTGTTGATGCGAAATTTAAAGATTTTTTAGGCAAAGGTGGTTGGGAAAAAGCGCAGCCGCAAGGACAACCGGTTTATGACGGCGATGGTAAGGTGAAATCTAGAAAGGATATAAATAGCTCATATAAGGCGGAGTAATGTCTTATAAACTTTCGAAGAAAGATATATTAAAAGAGACAATTAAGTGCGGCAAAGAGCCATCATATTTTATAAATAATTATGCTAAAATTTCTCACCCCATGCATGGCTTGATTCCTTTTAAAACCTATGGCTACCAAGATGATCTTTTGTCTGACTTCAACGATTATCGCTTTAACGTTATACTCAAAGCTAGGCAGCTTGGTATTTCTACTGTAACCGCAGCTTACATCTGTTGGATGCTCCTGTTTTACCGAGACAAGAACGTTCTCGTAATCGCAACCAAGTTCCAGACAGCAGCAAACTTAGTTAAAAAAGTTAAATCAATGATGCAAGGTTTGCCCCCATGGTTAAGAATTGCCGACATCAAAATAGACAACCGTACATCTTTCGTTCTAACAAACGGCTCAGAAGTTAAAGCATCATCTACATCAGGTGACGCTGGTCGTTCTGAAGCACTGTCCCTCCTCGTAATCGATGAGGCCGCCCACGTTGATGGACTAGAAGAACTATGGACTGGTCTTTACCCTACGCTATCTACTGGTGGTCGCTGTATCGCGTTATCTACACCAAACGGTGTCGGTAACTGGTTCCACAAGACCTACGTTGAAGCCGAACAGAGTGTTAACGATTTTCACCCAAGCAGCTTACCGTGGGATGTGCACCCAGATCGAGATGCGGATTGGTTTGCAAAAGAAACTAGAAATATGTCGCGACGTCAAATTGCCCAAGAGCTAGAATGCAGTTTCAATGCTTCAGGCGAAACAGTCATACATCCAGAAGATTTAGAAAGAATGTGCAGCACAATAAAGGAGCCAGTATACAGAACTGGTTTCGATAGAAATTTGTGGATTTGGGAGAATCATACACCCGATGCCTCTTATCTTTTGTCGGCCGACGTCGCCCGTGGCGATGGTGCAGACTATTCTGTGTTTCATGTATTTAAGATTGATACGATGGAAGTGGTAGCAGAATATAGGGGCAAGCCAAATTTGGAACAATTTGCTCACATCGTCGACAACACTGGCAAGGAATACGGAAAATGTATGGTTGTAGTTGAGAATAATAGTTTAGGAATATCTATCTTAGAAAAACTACAAGACAGAGAATATCCTAATTTATATCATTCAATAAAGGGCACACACGAGTATATAGACCCAGTTATGGCCGAAGGCGTTAGCAACTCTATCGCCGGCTTTACAACGTCTTCCAAAACAAAGCCATTGATTGTGGCAAAAATGGAAGAATTCATTAGAAATAAACTAATTACCATATACTCTTCACGCATTGTTGATGAGTTTAAAACTTTTATATGGAATAATAATAGGGCTGAAGCTATGAGATCTTATCACGATGATCTAGTTATGGCATTGGCAATAGGGTGTTGGGTCAGAGACACAGCGCTAGAAGTAAATAAAAAAGATCTGGAATATAGTAAAGTTATGTTAAATTCTCTAAAATCATCAAAGTCAACGATGAATATGGCAATATCTGGCATGATTGGATATAAATCCGGACCAATAAAGCAAGAAACTATAGAAGCAAGAGAAAAACAAAAAGAATTTTTATGGTTATTAAAGGGATAATAAATGGCTGCAAATAGAAAAAATCCAAGAAACCCCGGTTCAGACTTATTTAGGAGCTTAACTAAGCTTTTTTCTGGTCCAATTGTTAATTACAGAACACAAACGGGCAGAAGATTAAGAAGACATCAGCTCGACAAATATGCTAGCAAATTTAGATCAGCTAGTGGACAACAATTCAAGAGAAGCAACTATCTTCCTTTTGGAAATTTACAACCTCAAATAATGAACAATCACAATCGCGCAGAGCGATATGTTGATTTCGATCAAATGGAGTACACTCCAGAGATTGCATCCGCTCTTGACATATATGCTGATGAAATGACAACACATTCAGCCATCCAACCCATGCTCTCTATTAAGTGCTCAAATGAAGAAATAAAAGCAGTACTGGATTCTTTATTTCACAATATTATGAATATTGAACACAACCTTTTTGGTTGGTGCCGCTCAATGTGTAAATATGGTGACTTCTTTTTATATTTAGATGTCGATGAAAAAATGGGAGTTCGAACAGTCATTGGCTTACCATCAAATGAAGTTGAGCGACTAGAGGGAGAAGATAAAACAAATTCAGATTACGTGCAATTTCAGTGGAACTCAGCCGGCCTAACACTGGAAAACTGGCAAATGGCCCACTTTAGAGTTTTAGGTAATGATAAATATGTACCATATGGCACATCATGCCTTGAACCGGCCCGAAGAATTTGGCGCCAACTTACCCTCCTAGAAGACGCTATGATGGCGTACCGCATAGTCAGAGCTCCAGACCGAAGAGTGTTTAAAATTGATGTTGGCAGTATACCAGCCGATGAAGTCGAGCAATATATGCAAAAAGTCATGACTCAGATGAAAAGAAATCAAGTCATCGATGAAAATACGGGCAGGGTCGACCTCCGCTACAACCCTCTCTCGATAGAGGAAGATTATTTTATTCCCGTCCGAGGGGCAACATCATCAGATGTGCAAGCACTTCCGGGTGGCTCCTACACGGGAGACATCGATGATGTTAAATATCTTCGAGACAAATTGTTCTCAGCTTTAAAAGTCCCAGCATCTTATCTTACCAACGCAGAGGGCGCTGACGAAGATAAAACTACGCTCGCGCAAAAAGATATCCGTTTCGCTCGCACTATTCAAAGATTACAGAGAGCTGTTGTGTCGGAGCTTGAAAAGGTGGGAATCATTCACTTGCACTCTATGGGCTTCAAGGGAGATGATCTTCTTTCTTTTAAATTGTCACTAAATAATCCATCTAAGATAGCAGAATTGCAAGAACTTGAACACTGGTCAACTAAGTTTGATGTGGCTGCTAATGCAACTGACGGATTCTTTTCTCGCCGATGGATTGCCAAAAATGTATTCTCCATGTCAGAGGATGATTTCTTAAGAAACCAGAGAGAACTCTTCTATGATCGAAAATATGATGCAACGCTTCAAGCTACTGCTGATGCTACTGCTGAATCAGTCGCTAGCAGTATGGGCGCCGGCGGCGCAGGAGGAGGAATACCAGGAATGCCACCAGAAATGGAGGGCCCGTCCGGTCCAGGACCAGACCTTTCTCCAGAAGAGCCTGAGCCAGAAGAGCCAGCACCTGAAGAGGAAGCCGGAGCTGAAGAAGGAGAAGGAGAGCTTTTAACAACGACCCCAGAAGGGGCAGCAGAGGGTGGAGGTGAAGATGCCGCACCTCCTGGTAGACGAGAGGATGGATGGTATTCTCCTCGCTCCAAGGGAAAAATGTATTTTCCAGTCAAAGTTGACGGAAGACAAGCTGGCGCCAGAAAAAGAAATTATAAGAGTATAGGAACTCCTGAGATATCTCGCAGGACGATATATCCGGGTTATGCTGGCGCAACCGGCTTAAGATCTTTAGCAAAAGGTCTATTTGAGGATGATGAACCTATTTATAATAGTGCAGAACTATTAGAAGAAAAAAATCTATTTATGTCTGAAAAAGAGGTGCATCTACTTGTTGATGGGCTGAATAAAATGGAGTCGGATAGAGATGAGACTTAAGCATAATAAAAAAAGAAATACCGCTTTTTTGTATGAGGCTCTTATAAAAGAACTTACTAAGACAATTATACACAAAGAAGAAAGCAAAAAAGAAAAAATTGTATTGATGATAAGAGAAAGTTTTAATCCAAAAACATTACTTGGTCAAGAACTTTTGTTATACAAGAATCTTAATGAAACTCAGGGTCTAGATATGTATACCGCAGAGAGGCTAATTGCAGAGACCCGCCGTGCTTACTTTGATTTAGATAAAAAGAATGTATTTAACGCACAAACTTATCTAATTGCCGAGATAAACAAAACTTTGTCAAAGAATGTTTTTGCAAATTTCGTGCCTAGCTATAAAAATCTGGCAACAATAGCACAGATATTCAGCACAGATATTCCAGTTAAAGACAGGGTGTTGCTGGAAAGAAAACTGATGTCTTCTCTGACTGTTAGGGCTGGAAATGTTAAAAATGTTTCCGAAAAAAATCTTCCACACATCGATGGTCTTGTCTATAAAAGAGTGGTTGAGAATTTTAATAAAAAATATGATGGGAATTTGCTTTCAGAGCAGAAAAACTTGTTAAATCACTACTTGATGGCTTTTAACGATAACGGCGTTTCTCTTAAGGTTTTCTTAAGTGAAGAAATAGGAAGAATGAAGACTGGCTTAACCGAAGTTTTAAATTCTGAAACAGGCTCCATGGATGAAGGCATGAAAGAGAAAGCCCAATTGGTTTTAGAAAAGTTATCAGACTTTAGAAATAAAAAAATAGACGCCAAAGTTATACACGATGTCTTAAAGATTCAAAATCTATTGTCAGAGTTTGAATTATAATGGCAGATGTAAATATAAATATTGAACCATCAGATGCCGGCATACCTAATCAGGGCGCCATGCCACAGCCTACAATGATGCCCCCACCACCAGCTGAGAAAATTTCCACAATAGAGCTTAAAATGAGAAAGACTTTAGGTGGCGATCTTATGATAAGTGATCATGCTGATATTGATATCGTACTAAAGTTGGATGATGGAAAGGTTATGATATTTCCCAAGGAAGAATTGAATGATATAGCCTATGGCGCCCAAGATAGGCTTTTAAAGTATTTGTCAAGAAAAGGAATTGTTAAGCCAGACTCTGTACAGGGTGGCAATGTTTATGGTTCTATGGAGGCACAAATGATTTCTTCAAAAGAATATAATACAGTAAATTTAACAATTATTAATATCTCTAAATGGATGGATGACGAGCGCCCTTACTTTGAGTTCGGAGATAAGTACGAAGAAATGATGACAGATAGGTTTGCAGACCCAGAAGACGAAGAATCAACAGAACTAGGCGAAGTCCCACATGAAGAAACAAAAGGGACTCTCCGGCCGGGCTACAACTATGGCCCTTATTGGCAAAGTTATACTTACTAGAGGCTAAATTGGAACTTTTAACATTTGTGCTCGCCGCCTACGGAATGACACAGCTATTATGCTTCGGCACCATCTTTAACAAGATCCGCCCCAAACATCACTTCTTCCATTG